GGCAACCGCTTGTTCTCCAAGGACTACATGCCGCCCACGCTGGATGAAAACGGGAATATCTCGTTCTTCCTCGGCGTGAACTGGATGCGTTCCACCCTGTTGCCGTACACAGCCGGTTCAACCACGCTGCGTTACGCCGCGATCTGGACCAGCGATGCGGTCTATCTGGATTTCTGGAAGGTGGCCCAAACCACTGTTTCCGTGCGTCCCGACAAGAAAAACGCCACGCAGTTCTTCACCGAGTACGCAATGAACGCCTGCCGGTCTGATGACCAGAAGGTGGTGCGCATCGAATGCCTCAACCTCGTGGCCGGCACGTGAGCCGGTTGAAACCAACCACAACAACCAAGTAACCTAGCAACATCATGCCAGCGATCACTTACAAATCCGACAATATGACCACTCAGGCGGCCAACGCTTCGAGTGCCGCACCAACCTACGGTTCCGACGTTTACGCAGGCCGCAAGTTGCGCTACCAGAAGGTGGCCTTCATCATTCCGAAGGCCACCAACGGGACCAAGCCCGTGACCACGGACATCATCAGCCTGTGCACCGTGCCGAAAGGCGCCATTGTGGACCCGTCGCTTTCGACGGTCTGGAATGAACTGGTGCACACGGCCTGCAACCTGAGCATCGGCGACGCGGACACACCCACCCGCTACGCCAACGCGCTGGACGTGAAGGCCGCCAACGCGCTGGTGACGCTCTCCTCGGGGACGCTCCCGGCAGGGCAGAAAACCCCGTTTGTGAATACCGCCGTCACCACGGTGATTGCAACCTTCGCCAGCACGGTGACGCTGAATGACACGGCTGATTCCAAGCTGATCTTCAACATCGCCTTCTGGGCGCTGGGCTAAACTCTGCTGATTGAATCGTGTTGGTCCCCGCTCGTGTGTATCCGCGGGCGGGGTTTTCTTTTGAAAGACTTAAAGAAGAGGGAAAATTATGATTACTAGCAAGACGGACATTTGCAATCTGGCGCTGGGGGAGCTTGGGGCGCGGCGGATCGTGGCGTATGAGACGGAAGCGAGCGTGGAGGCGCGCAGCTGCCGGTTGCACCTGGACCAAGTGGTGAACACGCTGTTGCGGCGGCACCAATGGAATTTTGCGACGATGCGAGCGATGCTCTCCAGGTTGGCGGATGCGCCGCTTTCCGAATGGGCGGCGGCATGGCAGGTGCCCGCGGATCTGGTGCGGTTGATCCGGCTTTCCTCCGGGGATTCAAGCAATCCAATCCGTGATTTCACGATCGAGGGGCGGAAGCTGTTGAGCGCGGATTACCCGACGCTGGAAATCCTGTATGTGTCCAGTGCGGTGGAGCCGGTGGAGTGGGACGCGCTATTCGTGGACGCGGTGGCGTACAAGCTCGCATCAAGGATCGCGCCTGACGTGACGCAGAACCCGGCGCTGGGGGACGCAGCCTTGCAACGATTGGAGGCGCTGGCGTTGCCGCAGGCGCAGACAGCGGACGCGCGGGAGGTGGCGAGCGGGGAGAATTTCGGACCCAGGCAATTGGCGAGCATGAGCGGGCTGGTGAATGCGCGCTTCGGTAACGGCAGGCCGCCCTACATCCCCACCAACTGAAGCCATGCACCAAAGTTTGCTTTCCTTCAACTCGGGCGAGTTATCGCCGTATTTGCGCCACCGATCCGACTTTGCCAAGCACGCGAGCGGGGCGGAACGGATGGAGAATTTTTTACCGATGTCCTACGGGGCGTTTCAGAAACGGCCCGGCACGCAGTTTGTGGCGGATGTGGGGGACGCCGGCGGCAATCTAGCGCTGGTGCCGTTCGTGGCGGCGGCGGGAGAACAGTACCTGCTGCTGTTCCAGCCTGACACGTTGACAGTGCTATCTGCTGCGGGGGTGGTGAAAGCGACGCTGGATTTCCTGGTGGGGTACGATTGGGATGCGAGTGCGGCCAGCCTGCGGGACGTGCAAGTGGTGCAGCTCAATGATGTGGCGTTCATCACGCACCCGGCCTGCGCACCCATGCGGCTGAGCCGGTGGAGCGATGCCTCGTGGACGCTGTTGTGGATGGCCTACACGGCGGCTCCCACACTGGATGCCAATACCAACCGCGCGGCGGTGTACTCGGTGGCATCCAATCCGGTGGCGGCTACCTGGGTGGCGGGGCATGGGTACGCTTACGGCGATGTGTGCTTTGTTTCCTCGGAATGGTTTTGCACGGTGGGGCACACGGCATCCGCGGTGACCAACAAGCCAGGAGTGGGCAGCGGGTGGAAAGGCTTTTGGAGGCGCAAGATGTACGGCACGGGGGACCCGGTGACCTTGATTGCGGCGGATCGGACGGATAACGGGTGGACCAAGCTGTGGCGGACCTACAGCGAAGGGACCGTGGTGGATACCGCATGGGATATTTTTCCGGCTGGGGATCCTGGCACGGACACGCTGCACTTGCATTACCATTGGGCGATCTGTCTCGTTTCGCACACATCGTCCGCTGGATCGTTCACGCCGGAGGATGTGCCGACGGCGGAAAAGTGGGCGATCGTGGCGAGCTACGATGCAGACAACACAGCATCCTGCAAGGTGGGAGCCTACCGGGAAACCAACACTGGCGTAGTGTACCGCTGCAAGGTGGAGCATATCGAAAGCGTGATTTCGATCGTGCCAGGGGAAACCACAGGCTGGGAAACTTATTGGGATATGGTGGCAACCGGGGTTTCTCCGGAATCCTTCACCTATTACGGGTGGTTTGAGGTGGGTGATGAGGTATCCAACGACGGGCGGCGTTTCCGCTGCACGGTGCGGCACCAACCCTCCGACACGAACGAACCGGGGACCGGCGCGAATTGGCTGGATTACTGGCTGTTGCTGGTGACCTATGGGTCTTCCTCATCGATGGCGCTACGCGGGCCGGGACAGTACTATCGGATCTCTCCGGAGCGGGATCTCGGGGACTCACAAGTGGAACTGGCGGGAACGCCGGCCATGGACGGGCACCGCTCGCCGGAAATCGTGCTGGACGGCGGCTGGGATTTTTTCACCTTTGGGACCTGGCGCGGGACGTTCACACTGGAACGCTCGATTGATGCCGGGGTGACATGGACGGCGCTGCGCAGCTGGCAATCCACGGGGGACCGCAACGTGGCTGAAAGCGGCATCGAAGACGCACCGACCATGATGCGCATCGGCTTTGCGAAGCTGGATGACACTGCGGCGGAAGGATCACCCCGGGCAGTGCTGATTCCGCGCCTGCCGTATGTGACGGGTTACGCTTTACTTGACCGGTACGTGAGTGCCACGGAAATGACAGGGGTGGCGGTTTCGCCGATGCTATCGGGAAGCACCCACCGCTGGGCGCAAGGGGCGTTTTCCGATGTGTCGGGATTCCCGCGCTCGATCGCGCTGCACGAGCGGCGGTTGCTGTTGGCGAGCACACCCAACAATCCGGTATCGCTGTGGGCCAGCGCTTCCGATGACATGAACAACTTCGAGACGGGGACGGCGGACGGGGACGCGTTGTTTGTGACGCTGGCGGCGAATGCGAGCGCACCGATTCACTGGATGGTATCTCAACGGAGGCTGTTCCTTGGCACACCGCTGGGGGAATGGATCTGTGGCAGTGACACGGCGGACGTGCCGCTGACGCCCACGAGCTTCCAGGCGCGGCAATTCACGGCGTACGGATCGACTTCCTTGCAGCCGGTGGCGGTGGGGGATTCGCTGTTTTTCCCGGGACGCAATGGGGCCCGGGTGTGGGAAATGAGTTTTTCGGCGGACGGGTACGCGGGCGAGGATCTTTCCCGCTACGCGGAACACCTCACGCAGGCCGGGGTGGTGGCGGCGGCGTATCAGGCGGTACGCTCGCCGGGACTGTGGAGTATCACCACGGCAGGCACACTGCTGCACCTGGCGCATGACCGCGGAGAACAATTGATTGCCTGGAGTAGGCACACGACGCTGGCGGGATTGTTTCGCGCGGTGGCGGTGTTGCCGGGCGTGGCGGGGGATGATGAGGTGTTTTTCGTGGTGGATCGTGGTGGCACCGCGTTGCTGGAAAAGTTTCCTACCGGGTGGCAGGCTGCGCGGGAAGCGGGTGCGCCGGACACGGTGGCGGATGCCAGGGTGACGCTGACGCCGACGGGCGGGATGTTTGCGCTTCCCGCACATTTGCAGGCGGATCCGCTGGTGGGTTTTTCCGAGCTGACTGTGGATGGGGTGGCGCAGGTGCTGCTGGTGGAGCGGGCGGCATTTTCGAGCACCTTCACGCTTTCCCCGGTGCCGGACACGCTGACAATCGGGCTGCCGGTGACCTCCACACTGACGTTGTTGCCGATCGACACGCAGACAGACACGGGCACCACCAACGCGAGGATGAAGCGGGCACAGGAAATGGTTCTCAACCTGCACCGCAGCCGCGGCGGGCAAGTGGTGTATGACGGCGAGGCGAACGATTTGCAATTTTCGAATACGGGCGATCTGATGGGCACGCGGGCGGATGACTTCACGGGCTGGTTGGCAGTGACACTTTCCCCGGCGCATGTGACTGACCTGGTGGTTTCCATGAGGCATGCAGACGCCTATCCATTCACCTGTCTGGCGGCGGTGCTGCGGTGGGGAGTGCATGAGCCATGATACGGGAAATTAAGAAGGCGGCGGACGGGCGGATTGATTCCGCGGACTATGCGACGATTGCGGGATTCTGGACGGCGCGGGGAGGGACGCCGCCACCCCGGCAACGCCTGCCCACGGTGGGGGTGCTTTTCGCGCATTGCGGCAAGCCTCTGGCCTGCGCGTTTTTGTACTGCGACGCGACCGGCTCCGGGGTGGGTGTGGTGGCCTGGGTGGCATCCAACCCGAAAAGCTCGCCACGGGTGGCAAAGCTGGCTGTGGAACATTGTATTGATGCTGTGGAACGGATTGCGGCGGCCATGGGGCTGGTGGATCTGCTGTGCACGCAGGTGATGGACAGCGGAATGCACCGATTATTGGTGAAACATGGCTACGGCACCGGGGAAACCGGGCTTTGCCACCTGTTAAAACCCATCGGCGGGGCGGCTTAGATAGGCTGGCGATCGCCATGGGACTCGCCGCCACAGGATTGTTGTTTTCTGCCGTTTCGACGGGGGTAGGGATGTACTCGCAGATGCAGCAGGGGAAGGCAGCGAGTGCCGTGGCGGATTACAACGCGCAACTGTTGGCGGCGGAAGGCAAAAACAAGGAAGCGGAGTTCATGCAGGGGGTGTCCCGCGAGCGCACGAACCAGGACCGGCACCTGAGCGCCATCCACGCGCGGCTTTCCACGAGCGGGGTGCAGAGCGACACCGGTACGGCCCTGCAAATCTTCGGCGACACGGCAAGCGCGTTCCAAACCAGCATTTCCGACGCGGCGCGATCGACCAACATGCAGCTTGCAGCCAACCGGCAGAAGCAGGCGATGCTGCGCTATGAGGGGGCAACCCAAAAGCAGGCTTCGCTGTTCTCGGCGGCAGGCACCGGCCTGCAAGGATTCGGCCAAGCAGCATCGATGTACGACACCCACAAATATAACGGCACTTTACCATGATCCGCATTCCAGACACACCCGCTCTGCAACAGACTGCCATCGGCATGCCCTTCGCCGATGCCGGGGTGGCGGCTGCTCCCGCGCGGGCCCTCGGGCCGCTGGCGCAGGGCCTGGCGAGCCTGGGCGAGCACTTCCAGACCACGGCACTCAAGGCGCAACAAATCGAAAACGCGCGGGTGGAAAGCGAGGCGCGGCAGCAGCTGGCCGGGGATTACTCGGCATTCCAGCTGGGGCTGCAAAACGAACAGGACCCGGCGGCACGCCTGGCCAAGACGAAAACCTTTCTGGCTGGCGCGCAAAACTCCCTGGTGACCCCGGACATGCCCCCCGCCGTGCGGGACCGGCTGGCGCTGCATGCCGGGGAGTTTGTTTCCCGGGCGACCATCGCGGCGGGGGAGGATGCGGCGCGACTGGCTGAGAAGCGGGCGGACACCGCCTTCGGCAATGAGATCGAGGCGGCACCGGACCAGGCATCGGCGCTGGGGGTGGTGGAACGGATGCGGGCCACAGGGGCAAAGACACCGGAGGAAATGGACGCTATCCAACGCAAGGTGGCGTACCACTTCGATTACCGGGAAGCTCAACAGGCGATCCTGCGCGATCCGCTGGGCGCGGAAAAGGCACTGGCGGATCCAGAGTACCTGAAACAACACCCGGCAGCCACTCCGGAAAGCGTGATGACGCTGCAACGACAGGCGAAAACCGCCGTTAGGGAAAAGACCTATGATCTGATTTCGGCGATTCATGACGGGATGGCGACCGACTATATCACCACGCCGGCACAAATTGATGAGATCGGCGCAGGTTTGCGTCCTGCGGTGCTGGCGGATCTCAAGGACGCATTGGCTAAGAATCAATCCGACGCGGAAAAGCAACGCCGAGCCACGCCAGAATATCAAAACCAAGTGGTGGGTGCCGTGACGGCTGCACTAGCGGATTACAATCCGGTGACGGATGGGTATGACAGCCAGTTTGCCAAGATGGACGGCGCGGTGCGCAGTCTGCCAGAGGGCGCGATTCGCGTTGAGCTGGAAAAAAACATTAAGGACGCCCGGGCTCAGAAGCTGGATGAAATCACGACGCATGCACAGGCGGCCATGAAGTCCCTGGACGCGGCAGCCAAAGACGGGCGCTTTGGTAATCTGAAAGGAACTGTGGAAAGCGAGTACCACACCCAGCGGTTTATTGACGCCGGGTTTCTGCGCTCTGAAGAAAAGCTTGCCTCGCTCGGATTTTCACCCACCGAAGTTCAAACAATCATTACCGCCAAGGGATCGACCATGAACGCGGTGCCAAACGACGCGGCTCGCAAGGAAATGTTTCAAAGCCTATGGGAAAAACGCGGCAACTCGGACAAGGCCACGGCCGGCGGGTTGGTGGCGGCCACGGCTGATGCAATTCTGAATGGAACGACAAAGGTGGATTGGATCGACCCGGAGGCGGCGGACGCGGCGATTACTGAAAAACTCAGGGCACAGGAAGCGCTCGGACTGGCAAAAACGGAATTGGCAAGCTGGTTGAAAGTCAACCCCAAGGCATCGTCCAAGGAAATCGACCAACAAGTGTTTGAGTTGGCAGGGGAGGAAACCCGCAAGCGGTTGCAGGCTGGGACTTACGAAACCCGGGCCAAGCCTATAGGTGCTGGCAACGACTCGGTTCCTGCATCCAATCTGATTGATACGGTGAAGCAATTCGAAGCGGGCGGCGCGCCTGGGGGGTTCTTTCGAACTGCGTATTGGGACGTGCATCAATGGAGCATTGGCTATGGCACCCGGTCCAAACAGGGCGAGGTTATCAACCAGGCGGAAGCAGAGAAGCGACTCGCTTCGGAACTGGCGATGCACCGGGGGCGGGTGGAGAAAGCAAACACGGAATACCAGCTGGGACTCACGCCGAACGAAGTGGACGCGCTCACGAGCTTTGATTTCAACACCGGACATCTTGACTCGCTGTTGAATGGTGGGACCCGCAGTAAAGCGGAAATCGCGGCCACGCTGCCCTTGTATCGCCACGCAGGAGGTGAGCGCCTGCCGGGACTCGAGGCCAGGCGAGCGGCAGAACAGGCGATCTTCCTCAATGGCTACGCCGGGAAGGCCGCAAGCGTACCAACTGCACCCAGTCCGGTTGCCAAGAATCCACTGAAAATTCAACCATGGCAACCATCCTACCGTTCCAATCCAATGTAGCGCCTTCGCTGGACGCTCAACTTGCCCTTCCTGATGCTTCTCCCGTGCTGGATGCCTCGGTGGGAATCCCGCAATCCGCGGCAGCACCTGCGATGGTGGAAGCCTTCGGGGAAAACACGTGGGATGTGCAGGCGCGGGAAACGGCGGCTTCGCAAGCGGAGTGGCAGACCAAGGCACAGGATACGTTTGACAAGATCGTAGCTGATCCTGACGCGCATTTCAAAGCCAGAGATCTGAGTTTTGCGCGCTCCGTGAAGGAAGGCCAACGACTGGCGATTAATGACGCGTTCATGGCTCTTCACAATGGAGGGGAACCGGTTCCCGTGCGCGGACTGGATAGGCACCTATTGCGGGTGACGGTGGCTAATCAGTTGTTTGATGGCAAGGGAGCGGAAAGCGAGGATGCCTTTCACGCGGAGATTCTCAGGGATCATACACAACGCAAGGATGACAAGGCGCTGGGCGAGTACCTGCATGACAACGGATGGAACACGGCGGTGATTGCCGGCATCCAACCAGGGGCAAGCCCGCAGGACTGGAAGAGCACTCGCGAAAGCATTAAGGCAATGCCGGGTTACCGGCCCGAAGCGGAAGCGGATTATCACGAGCAATTTCACGCGGCAGAAATGGCAGGCCGGGAGATTCTGCAACCCTTCGCACCGCAACTGCAACAAGTGTGGTCCAAGATGACCCAAGGCGGTGCCGGAACCGCCAGCGAGGTGCTTGGAACCGCTTCTCAAGCGCTGGCAAAAAACCTGTTCACCGGGCTTTATGGGACGGTCACGGGAGTGAAGGCGGTATTCACGGAAGCCGGATCACGGGACGCGGCCGCCACGGCATTCGACGTCTATGGCCAATTACCGGAAGGTCAGCGGGAAAACTTCATGAACGCACTGGGACTGGTGGCCAAGGCGTTTCCCAAGGAAGAGAAGGCCGGATTTTTTGCCAATTTGGCCAAGCAAGGCGGGCGTGATGTGGATAACCTGGCAAGCAGCGCTTTCGAAGCGGGTGTAATGAACATGTTCAGCGGGATGCCGATCCCTGGTGGCATCGGGCAAGTGATGACGGCAACCAGCGGGCAGGACGCCAAGGCAAAGACGATCGCTGATAAGGCTCGGTCCGATTTCATGGCACGCAAGAACTTCGCCTCGGATGTGAGGCGGATTGAACAGAATGCCTACAACCCGATGAAATCCGCCTGGCGGACCGGTGCGCCGGGGCTGGTGGAAAGCGGGCTGTATGGCATTCCGGGTGCATTGGCATCCACCGCGGAAGCGGCGATCCCGTTTGCAGGCGTGCCGCTGATCTATCTGTCGATGCAGGGACAGGCTTACGACGATTTGCGCAATGGACTTCGGCAATCAGGAATGAGTGAGGCCGACGCGAGCACCCGCGCAGAACAATGGGCACCCTATTTGGCTATACCGCAAGCGGCGCTGGAAAAGCTGGAAGCTTCTCTGTGGCTGGGCAAGCTGCCAATTCTGGGAAAGACGTTGGGTGCCATGGGGGACAAAATCAAAACCCGCCTGTTGCGCGGTGCTGCAAGATCCTTGGTTGGTGGGGTGGAGGAAACCGCGATCGAGCAAGTTCAAAACCTTATGGTGCCTTTGACCCAAGACATCGGCAACGCGCTGGACGCGGATGTGCCGGATGTGCGCTGGACGGGCAAGGACGGCGTGCTGGACGGCTTCTGGGGTCAATCCTTCAGCATCTTCGTTTCCATGCTTCCTCTGGCCATCCTCGGCGCGGCGGGCGGGGTATCGCAAGAAGCGCGGGCGGGGGCCTTCGCTAAGGCAACTCCGGAAGAACTGGCGGCCCTGGGCATGCGCAAGGATCACGCGGCAGCCATTCACGCGGCGGCGGCCAAGGGGCAAAGCTCACTCAACCGGGCGGTGGATGTAGGCATGCTGGCAGCGGATCCACACAGCGCAGAAGCCCGGGCGGCAGTGGACACCCTGGTGAAAGCGCAAGTGGGAGGCTTGTTGCTGGCGCAGGAAGGAAAGGCGGCGGGAGTATTGCCCGACCTGGTGCACACGGCTGCGGGATGGAGCGTGCGGGACCGGGACAGCGGGGAGGAAATCGGAGCTTCTCCGGATGCGGCTGGAGCGCTCAAGATCGTACAGACCCACACTACGGCGATGGATGATTTTAGCGCCGATCATATCGCCTATGTGGGGACAATGATGGAAGCGGCACAGCAAGCGCGCGCCCTGGGTAAAGGGGAAGAAGACGCCTCGGTGAGTCTGGAGTTGGCCAACATGATGACGGAAGCCAAGGCGGCGACGGAAGATCCGCGCAACGCAAAACGCTACGCGGAACAAATCGAGCTCAAGGAACGCATGGCCGGCGGCGACGGATCGATTGCGCAAAGCATTCTCGGTGCCAGCGTGTCGGCATCCGACCAGCGCGCGCCCGTGGAGCGCCTGTTTGCCGGTTCCAGCGTGACGGATGTGTTTCACGAGACGTTTCACCGGCTGCGGCGCGATGCGCGCGCGGCGGGCAGGCTCACCCGCGAGGATGAAATCGCGGTGCTGCGCTCGCTCGACACGGTTCTGAACGGGAAGTGGAGCAAGGGCGATGCCCGCAGCACCCAGCAATTGCGCTTCCTGCCAAAGAACCTGGCGGACGCGGAAATCACCGACACGATGCTTGACGAGGCCTGCGGTCATATTGGGGAAATGGAAATCCTGCGTTCGCGCAAGGGCAAGGGCGGACCGCTCACTCTTAAGCCCGGCTTTATCACGCGAAATCTGAACGCTATTGCCAAGCTGGCACCGGAGGCAGCGCGGAAGTTCACAGCGTTCCTAAATGCGGTGCGCGCGCATTGGGGCCTTTCCCTGCAACGGGCGCTTGCGCTCAGGAAAGCGGAGCGGGAAGGGATATTTGATAAGGCGAGGTACGAGGGTTACTTGAATAAACTGCTAGGAACTGACGCTCAGGCGGAACATGACGCGGCGGTTGAAAAGGCGGCAGCGGATATTTACACGAGCGGCAGCTCGGAAGACATGGATATTCCGTTTTCCATCGGGGTTCCCGCGATAATCTTACCTCTTGACTCCTCTACAACCAAAGCAAACACTGTCGGCGATGAGCGAGTTCGCAACCCAAAAACAATCCTTGAAGCAATCACCGGACAAGAGCCGCGTGTCGGCGCGGAAGGCGTACGCGCAGATGGAGAAAAGCGGCGGAAACTTGGGCGAGAACTCGTCGGTTATGCCGGAATCATGGAATGGGCGAAGCGTTCTGGACGCGTCCTCGAACCCGGACCGATCCAAGCCTTAGGCGGTTCCGACGCTCCGCGTGGCGGCGAGCATGTGGTGCTTTACGACGAGACGTCGGGGCGCGTGGTTAAACTGAGCAAGCCCGGTTTGTTTGGCGCGCAGGGTGAGGACGGCGGTAAATATCTCCAACGCTGGGCCCTGCACAACCAGGCGTTTGGTGATGATGTGAGATTCGAGGGCATGGTGACATTGCCCGGTGAGACGGAAGCCCGCGCGGTGATTTCCCAAAGGTTTGCCAAGGGCAAGGATACCGCGTTTTCCATCGGCCCGGCAGACCTGGCTGGGTTCATGATGGGGGATGCGATCCGGAGGATCAAAGACCCGTTGCGCCGCGTCCAGGCAATGAGCAAGGTAGCGCGCAACTTCGAGTCGCTGAAGCTCGTGAATGAGCGGCTGGAGTTGCTGGCCGGAGGCAAGCGCCCGGGCAAAAGTTTGCTGAAGGAGGCGGCGATGCGCGAAGCGATGCGGGCGGAAGAATTGGCCGGGGAGGTGTGGGGAAGGCACTACGGGATTTTGAGTGACGAGGATTTGACGCGGATCAAGGCACAGCCTGGTCACCAGCTGCTGGCGGACCCCGATTCTCATTTGCGCGGACGGATCATGAGCAAGACACAGGCGCTCAAGGATCATCCGGATATGTTCCGCCTGCACCGGGCCGGGGAGTATGACGGGGCCGACGGGATTTCGCGCGCGGTTTTTGGTGGGACGCTGATGCCGGACCAAGCGGCACAGGAATTGTTTGATGCGCATTTAATCAAGGAACCCACAGCGGATGCCATGTGGAACCTTCTGCGGCAGGAACAGGCCATGGTAGGCAAAATGAAGGAAGCGCAAGCCAAGGCCAAGGAGGAAGCAAACGCCTGGCTGGCCAATGAGACGGGAAATCAAAAGGAAAACTACAGTCCAAAGGTGGAAATCCTGCGGGCGTTGGTGGCGATGGATGCCATCATGACGGCGCTTCCGCCCGAGATTCGTGGGAAGCTGGGTGGATACACCCAAATGGCGCGGCTGGGTAGCGATGACGCGCGGCTGGATTATCTGCGGGAAAAACTAGCGGCAGCGGACAAGGAATTGGAAAGCTGGATGCGCAAAAGCTATGACGCAGAGTTTCGCGACCTTCTTAAACGGTCCAAACCAACCAAGGACGCACCCGGGGAAAAGCCCACGGGCAAACTCACTCCTGAGATTCACGATATTTTCCGGCTGATCGAAGCGGCAATGTTCATGGACGCCAAACAAACGGAAGCTGAAGCAGGCAGGCTGGACGGTTTGGCAGAACACGCGGACACTTCGCCGGAGGATGCCGCGCATTACACGATGGCGGCAAATATGGTTCGCTTGGTGGGGAACTGGTCCAAGGCAGATGCGGGCCGGCGCGAATCGGCATTTCTGGAAGCGGACAAGATGTTTGCAGGCGGGTATATGGCCGCTAAAATTCTATGGTCAAAGCGTGCGGAGAGGCGGGAAAAAGCGCGTGGGGCTTTGATAGGCGACGTGAACCGTCTCGGAACCACGGGAGACAAGGAAGAGCGCAAGAAAAAGGTGCTGGAGGAAAACTCTCTCAAGGGGGGGTGGAAAAAGAATCTGGTATCCCTGCTCAGCTTTGAACATGTGCTGCACTTTGTGTTCGGCGAAAACTCCGTGGAGGCCAATTCATTGAATGACGCGGAACGCAATGCCTCGTATCGCAAGAGCGATTCAATCAACGCGTCCATGGTGGCGCTGGAGGACTTGTTCACCTCACTGGCGGGCTCCAGGCTCAAGGGTGAGATCCTGCGGTATGACATGGGGGTTAAGAACGATATTCAAATCATCCTCTGGAACGGGAAGACTGAAACCTTCACCCAACTGCAAGCGATAGCTGCCTCAATGATGTGGCGGCAGGACGATGGCAAGAGGCACATGGAAGGCGTGTTGGATGACACAGGAAAGCCGGTCGGTGAGTGGCATTACCGGCAAGCGGACATGGATGCAATCGAGAGCCAAATCACGCCGGAAGCCAAAGCGGTGCGTCTGCACCTCATCGAGCGTTACGCGGCGGAATACGAGCGGATCAACACGGTGTTTCGCGGGCTTTACGGGGTGAACATGCCGCACCACAAGAATTACAGCCCGATCACGGTCAAACCGCAACAAGCGGCAGCCGGGCAGATGGTGGACCCAGTGAGCGGGTTCTCCATGAATGGGACATCGGTCACACCTGGAAGCCTGCGGAATCGCTCGCAAAGCGCCGTGGCTGAACCGGATTTTAGGGATGCGCTGCAAACCTATATCGGTCACACCAAGCAGATGGAACACTTCATCGCTTATGCGGGCTTCGCCTCGGAAGCCATGGCGCTGCTGAATCGGCGGGACGTGGGAAACTCCGTGCAAGCGAGCGCCGGAGAAGAGGGGCTCGGGGTATTGCGGGCTTGGGTGGATTACTTTGCGCAAGGCGGCACTCGCGATGCGGCGGCCCATCTGGCGTTCAACAAGCAACTCAACCGCAACACAAACCGCGCGGCGTCCATGGCGCTGGTGGGACGGGCCAGTGTGCTGGCAATTCAATCCGTGCAGCTCGGGGCGGCATTGGCGGAAATGCCCACCGTGTCTTTTGCCAAGCGGCTGGGAATGCTGTTCACTGGTCAACTCGGGTGGGGGGAAGCGATTCGCAGCGAGTACATCCAACGCCGCTTGCAGGAGCTGCCGCCCGTGGTTAGGCAGGCAATGGAAGGAATGCACTCAGCGCGGCCCAACGTGCTGACGCATCAAATCGCCCGGCTCGGCAATCTCATTGGCGGCGCGGACGCGCTGTTTACCGCCGGGTCCTTCGCTATCGTGCATGATTACCAACGCAAGGTTGCCCGTGAACACGGCCTCACAGCAGAAACAGCGGAAGCGTTTGCCCTGCAATCGGCGGAACGCATCACGGACCGTATCGCGCAACCAACGCGACCCGGGGCCCGCTCGCTTTTTGAAGCGACATCCACCAACCCCATTATGAAGCTGGTGTGGGCATTCTCTTCTGAAGGACGGCAGAAACTGGCTTATGCCGCATGGCAGCTGGCGAATCCGGACGCCAGCGCTGCCCGCAAGGCTCGGGCGCTCGCTGTGGCCTGGCTGGTGGGTGGGCTCGGGGCATCGCTGGTGCGGGCCGTGGTGAGGGATCTCAAGGACGAAGGGAAGGACGACAAATGGTTTGATGAAAAGAACTGGGGATCCCGGCGACTGGCCCTCTCTGCGCTCACAGGCCCGCTGCAAGGCATCCCGGTTTTTGGGGATCTGGTGCAAGGCGCGGTATTCAAGGCGTTCGGGGAGTACCAACCCTCTGGCAATCTGTTTTCCAACGTCTCCCAAGGTGCCGCTGCGGCGAAGCATGTGCCGGGTTGGTTCGACGGAGAAGGCGACGTTAGTACCGCGCTCAAGGACGCGGAAGCGATCCTCTCCGGAATGGGGGTCTTTAATGACACAATCGCGGCTGCGGCTTCGCTTTCCCACCTGGCGCGGGATCTTTATGGAGTGACCAAGAATGTGGTGCACTGACCTTTGCCACCTGTTAAATACTCCCCGGGCTGGTTGCGGGGCAGGCTTGCGGGCGTGATTGGCAGCATCCTTAACACAGTCTCCTATGCCGGCAACGCATCGACGGTGACGGGCTACGTGATTCCCTTCCGCTTTGATTCCCCCACCTGGCTGGTGGTGACAGCGATCGCGGCCAGCGGCGCGGAAACCGTGCTGGCGCTGGGAAGCGGGTACGGGCTGGCCGGGGACGGCGTGGCAGCAAGTGCCACACTGCGCACGGGGACGGCGCTGGCGGCTACCGCCACGCTGCGGATTACCCGCTCTGCCATTCCTTTGCAGGATTTGGAATTGGAAAACAATGCGCCGCTGCCCGCTCCCGCTCTGGAAGGCGTGCTGGACCGGCTGTGCATGGCAATTCAGGACCGACTGGGGCTGGCTGGGATCGCCGGAGCCATGGCCACCGCGCTGACATCCTGCACGATGAGCCGGACGGCGCTGGAAGGTTCACCAATCTCAGCGGCGGATGTGATCTTGTCAGGCATGACCGGAGCAAGTGCGAGTGGCAACGGATTGCTTAAGTATTACGGCACGTTTATGAACGTTCCGCTGTGGATTTCCAACGGGGACATGGTGCGAAACGTCTATTCGCCGCCATACGCGGTGATCGGGTACGATTCCGGAGACCATAAATGGGGGATATCCTATTCTGGATCGGGGGCAAGCGGTAGCCAAATCTATCTTAGCGCCTCCACCGGGGACGCCATGACACCGGTCACCACCTACGCGGCACCTAGCATCGGCACCGGAACGGCCACGGTGGTGAGCGCCACGGCCACGCCTGCCACTTTCCTCGGGCAACGCTGCATCGTGGGGGGTGTGGATGAATACGTCTGTGTCTGCGTCTCTCCCGTGCTCTGGAAAAAAACCACTCTCTAACCCGCTGAAACCATGAACCTGAATCAAATCTCCCGTCTCGGTCGCACGCGTGTGGCCAGCGATTGCGCGTTTATCGCCACCACACTGCGCCGTCCGGCCAACGTCATACCGTACACAGCCGGAGATTGTGTGGGGGTGGGTAATGGCGTCGGCACGGTTTCGGTACTGACATCCATCAGCAATGCAAATCCCGGCGTGGCGACGTTGGCGGCGCATGGCTTGACGGATGGCACCTGTCTGCAACTCACCACCACAGGCGTGCTTCCAGCTGGGCTTGCCCTGGCAACCAATTACTTTGTGGTGTCGGCGACTGCTGATACGTTTTCATTCGCGGCCACCTCGGGCGGCGCGGCGATCGCTACCACCAACGCGGGCAGCGGCACACACACGGTTTCCGTGGTGGGGTCCGCCATCTGGGAATTTCCCTCACTCGTGGCCGGGCTGGATGTGGTGACGCTGCGGGAAGCTACGCTGCGCATCGACGTGGCGGCAGTGCCTTCCGGCATGTCTTCCTTCCGTCTGCACCTATACAATGCCACCCCGCCCAGCGCGTACCTGGATAACGACGCGTGGGATCTGCCAGCGGGCGACCGCGCGGCTTATCTTGGATTTGTTGACATCGGATCGCCCGTGGATCTGGGGTCAACGCTGTGGGCACAGACCAGCGGCATCAACAAGGATGTGGCTGCGCTGAGCGGCTCGCTGTTCTGCTACCTGGTGACCACTGGAGGCTATACCCCCACCTCGGGAGCGGTGAAAACCCTGCAACTCTCCAGCATTTCAATCTGATGAGGCCCGCTTTGAGACGGCTGTTGACGGGGAGAAAGGTGGATGTTCCGACGCTGGATTTTGCAGCCCTGAGCATGATCTCTTTGCAAGTGCCAACCAATTCCCTGGCCGCCTATGCCGGAGCTGTTGCGGGGGACAACGCGAAGCCCATGCACCCGTCCGCTCTATGGGTGCCGGAAGGATTCGGAGGCTATACTTGGTGGATGGCCTACACCCCATTGGGGGATACCTCAAATTCGGCTTTTGAAAACCCGTCTATCGCCGCCTCTAACGATGGAACCACATGGGTGACGCCGGCGGGTCTTGTCAATCCAATCGCGGCCAAGCCAGTTCCTGCTGCCGACTATAATTCTGATGTCAACCTGCTGCTCTCGGGGGGCATTTTGTATTGTATTTGGCGGGAGCGAATCACCGCCGGGCCTGATGCGGTTATTTACTATGCATCCAGCTCGAATGGCATCAATTGGAGCGCAAAAACAATGATGGTTGATAGCGCGACGGGGGCTGATTTTGTCTGTCCGGTTGTACTTCAGACTCCGACAGGATTTGAAATGTACGCGTTGGACGGGACGCCATCACCCGATTTAATACGGCGATACACAGCGACCGCGCTTGTCGGCCCTTGGACATTGGTGGGGACGATCTCAATCACCGGCAAACCGACCGGCCACCTGTGGCATTACAGCGTCCGAAAAGTAGGAAATCAGTGGGTGCTGTTTTTCGTGAACGCTGGCAATGAGGGTGGGGGCATACCCGGCGCGGCATGGTTGGCCACCTCTCCGGATGGGCTGACGTTTACCTGCACCACCCGACCGCTGGCTTATTCAACGATCGCGGACAATGCGGACCAAGCTATTTACAAGCCGGATTTCGTACCATTCTACCGTGATGGGCAGTGGCAGGGGCGGATTTTCCTCTCCTGGCTGCACGGGTTTAACACCGGGCTCGCAAAATTCGGGCTTGAAACTCCGGCTTCAAAACGGACCAGGATAGCGGCAGAAGTATTGGCCAACAAGATTCCAACCCGGGTGGCGGATCTTGCGGACCGAGTGACTTTCGGGAACCCCATCACCACTGGCACTAGAACGTGGCTGGTGAGCTCCGGCGCGTGGGAAATCGTGACCAATAAACTAAAACCTACTGCCTACGCCAATAACCGGGCGACACTGGATGGCGGGTTGGTCAATTGCCGGGTCATGGTGCATGTGGCCGCCTTCGACCCGACTTTGGCCACTCAGGTTTTTCTGAATCTCCGGGTGAGCGCGGATGCGACGACATTTTTGCGCTGGGGTCGGATTAATTCCACAACCTTGAAATGCTCAATCTACGCACCAGGGGCGACGGATCTGGTTACTGTTTCCAATGTGGATTGGACCGACGGGGATTGGATCTCTGCCGAGCTGGAGGGTGACGCCATCCGCTTGTTTTACCGGGATTGCCACTTGGCTACAGTGACCAGCGCTCAAAACAATACGTCAACCAAACACGGGATCCAAAGTACCTATCCCCTCACTTTGATAGATCTGTTTGCGATAGAACCCTTGTAATTCATGACCCGCCCCACCGACAAGCAGCTATTTGATCTGGAGATCCCAAGTTCTGTCGTAGGACTGATCGGTGCCATCTACCGGAAGAACGGGATACTGGTCGTCATGTGCATAATCATGGTATCGGTCCTCTATGTTGATGGCAGGGAACGGGACCGCAGGCTGGAGGATCTGCTGACATCCAATGCGTCAGTTCTCGCATCCAACGCTGCCGTCGTCAGAGAGATGAGCGACGACATGAAGGAGGCTGCCGCAAAGACATCCTCCTCTGTCTCTGAGATGCGGACTGTCATCACGCGCATTGAAACCGGAATTGATAGAATAGCCACTCACACCAAATAGCCAAATGAACCCCACCGACTGGAAAACCACCATCGCCGGAATCCTCGGCGCAATCGCCTATGCCCTCGTCTCCGTCTTGCAAGCGGGTAACTCGCTCGAAGACTGGAAAACGTACCTCGTGCCGGTGGCGATCGCCGCGCTGGGACACCTCGCCAAGGACGCCGTGCCGCCTTCTGGCGGGAGCACTGGTGGAACCGGCAGCAAGTTACAGCCTCTGCTCGTGCTGCTCTTCGTGGGTCTGTTCGGCTCTGGGCTGACATCCTGCACCGTCAGCATGTCACCGGCTGGAAAGCCTGTTTTTGGGATTGACCCGGTTGCCATCGCCAGTGCCATCAACGCCTATCAGGCCAAGAACGGATCCAAGAACGCAAATGTCATAATCATTTCGCCGGACGGCAAGACCGCCACCGAGATCCCAAGGACTGCCGCCGATCAGGCCGAGCTTGATCGTGAGGCTCGCCGTCTGGGCGAGACAGGAAACTAGCCATGACTGCCCTGCTGGTTGTTGAGGAAAATCGAACAATGGAGAAACAACCAATGATTACCGAAGAGATTAAAGTGATGCAACGCAAGATCAGCACCGCTGCTGATGGATACTGGGGACCGAAGAGCATTGCCGCCTTGCAAACGTATTTGCGCCGGCTGATGCCAAGTCCGAACCCGTGGCCGGAAACCAACGCGGCCCGGCTGCAAGCGTACTATGGCGACCCTGGCGACGAGGCGCAACTCGTCAACCTCCCCGTGTCCAGCCTCGGCATGCTCTACGAAGGCAAGCCGGTGCAAACCGTGCGCTGCCACCGCAAGGTGGCGGAATCGCTCGGGCGCGTGCTGAGGGCGATCGCTGACAGTCCGCATGCGTGGATCCTCAAGCACTACGACGGCTGCTATTGTGATCGGCCCATGCGCAACGGCACTTCCCCCAGCCTGCACGCCCGAGGGGCGGCCATCGATCTGAATGACGCTGAGAACGGCAACCTGGTGCATTGGCCGGCAGTGGCCACCATGCCGCTGGAAGTGATGGAGATCTTTGCGCGGGAAGGTTGGTTACCGGCCGGTGCGTTCTGGGGCCGGGATGCCGCCCACTTCCAGGCTACCCGATAAGGGTCTTGGATCAGGGTTGGAAGGTCATTGTGACTTTAGCCCTGCTGGAATCGGTTTTTATATATTCCATAAGGAGCGCGGAACGGGAGGGATTCGAACCCCTGGTTAGATAATGGGTGTTTTTGATAGAGAGAAGTTATTGATTTGCAACGGGTTAAGTTTTTCTTTTTGGCCTGAGTTATCATGGATTGACATGGTTTCTTGGAAGTCTATTGTAACCTCATGGCCTCGTTACGGACACATAAGAAAAGCAAGTACTGGTATGCATGCATCTGCGGACCAGACGGAAAACAGAAGCAGTTCTCCACGGGACTGGAAAACAAGACGGAAGCTCTGGCAGTGGCGGTGGCCACGGAACGGGCGCTGCGCAAGCACCGGGACAAACCCCACCAGCTGCGCGCCGCGCTGGACCGTCTGATGGTGGATTATGTGCCGGAAGCCGATCCGGACCCGTCGGCATGGCTGGAAAAGTGGGTGACGTCGCGCTTGGGCGAGGTGGCAGCCACCACCGGGGCGGCGTATGTGGCGACAATCAAGGAAACCGCTGAGTGGCTAAGGGCACAGGATCTTGTGCGGTTCTCGGCGGTGACTCCGCAGCGGCTCGGGGAACTGCGGGATTATTGGGGAGCAAATCAATCCGCAGGCACGGCGAATCTGAAGATGAAGATTCTTAAGATCGCCTTCGGGCAGGCGCGCAAGCAGAAGTTGATTGCAGACAATGTGGCGGCGGAAGTGCCAGCATTGCGCAAAGCGGCCACGGCGCGGCGGGAGTTTCGTCCGGAAGAGTTGGCGGTATTGCTGCCGGCGTTGAAGGGGGAGTGGCGGGGGATGGTGTTCCTGGGGCTCTATACCGGGCAGCGACTGAATGACCTGGCGGTGCTGAGCTGGCGCAATGTGAATTTGATGGAAGGAACGATCGCCTTCACCGCGGCGAAAACCGGGGCCGTGGTGGCGCTGCCGCTGATGGATGCGGCCAAGGAGGCTTTGCTAGCCCTGCCGGGGCGGGCTAACCCTGATGGGTTGCTGTTTCCAGGGATTGCGAAAATCCACAAGGCGGCGCGCTCCAATGCGTTCCGCAAGATCCTCTCGAGCGTGGGGTTGGCACGCCACCCGCACGCGGAACGCACTAGCAAGACCGGCTCCAGGGAGGTTAGCGAGCTTTGCTTCCACTCGCTGCGTCACACGGCGACATCCATGCTGAAGGCCGCGGGGGTTTCAGATGCGATCGCCCGCGCGATCGTGGGCCACGAGTCGGCGGCGGTGAGCCGGGTTTACACGCATCTGGACATGGAGACGATGCGCGCGGCAATGCAGAAGATGCCGGGGGCTTGAGGTGGCGCGCGAACTATTAAGGATTCCTTAACGGTTGGCCGGGCTCCGCAGGGCAACCGTCAAGGATTGCTTGACAGTTGCGGGGTTGCTGCGCTGGGGTGGGGGCTTATGAAAAACAAGATCGGGTGGTTGGTCTGGGGCGTTGTGTTTCTGGCGTTCAACGCGGCGATCCCTAATAACTGGGCGATGCCGCATAGCGTACCGCATGGCGAGGTTAATTATCAACCGGTGAACAAGCCGATTGACGAAGGTTTAAGAGTACGAATCGGAATTTCCAGCGGTTGTCTGAAATTGGCGCTTATGCTCGGTGCCGCATGGGTATCCCGCCGAGGGGTGCTGGAATTCTGGCCTGGCGGAAAAGGTTAGAAATCACCCCCCCTCCCCCCCCT